ATAATGGAGTCAAGGTTGTTTTATTAACCATGACGCCAAACAATAAATACGCAGAAGAAGTAAGCCATATGGTTACATTACCTTATATTTCTAAATCGTCCTCAAAAGCATTTCTCGATGACCAAGCAATTTTCTTTGTGTTAAATGAAATAATCTTAAACGAAATCGCTCGTGAGACTAGTAATGCCTAATTATTCTTATTTAATCAAACCAGCCTCTTCTGCGTGTAATCTAAAATGTAAATATTGTTTCTACCATGATGTCGCAAGCCATAGAGAAGTTAGATCCTATGGAAACATGCAAGAGATAACACAAGATAATATAATCAATAAGACATTGGATGTGGAAGACAATGCCTTTATTAGTTATGCTTTTCAAGGTGGAGAGCCTACTTTGGCAGGTCTAGATTTCTTTATTCAGTTTACAGATAAAGTAAATAAACACAAAAAACAGAACCAAAAAACAACCTATCCGAATTAACCACGCTAATTTACGGCGTGCCGAAAATCGGCAAATCCACATTTTGCGCGAACAGTGACAACGCGCTATTTCTTGCAACGGAAGCGGGGCTCAATAACTTGAGCGTGTATCAAGTCCCCATTGCAACGTGGGGAGAGTTTCTGGATGCTTGTCAGCAGATTGCAGCGGGACAGCACGGGTTTAAGACGATCATTATCGATACGATTGACAATCTATACAAGATGTGCGTTACGCATATCCTACAAAAACACAACTTACAGCACGAGAGCGACGCGCCATTCGGCAAAGGCTATGCATTGATCAACGGGGCATTCGAGAAAGTGTTAACGGCGCTTAGTTTATTGCCCTACGGCTTAATTATGACCTCTCACGCGCAGGAGAAAGAGGTTAAGACTCCCACGGGGGCAGAGACTCGAATCAGTCCAACATTGCCCAATGGGGCAAGAAAAATCGTGCTCGGAATGGCCGACTTAATCCTGTTTGCCGAAATGCAGGAAGTACGAAACGAGCAGGGACGAATCACGGGTTATGAGCGGGTTGTTCGGACTAAACCCACCACGATTTATGAGGCGGGAGACCGCACGAGTAAGTTGCCCGAGACATTGCCATTGGATTATGCGTGTTTTGCGCAGGCTATGGGGCAGGGAGTGAGTGCACCCGTTGCAACGGTTAATCCCGAACCATGCGGGTTTGATGGGGCCGAAGTTACACCCGAAGTTGCTCCCACATCTGAACCCATTACCACAACAACGGTTAAAGCTCCGAAGAACGGCGGGAGTGGGGGTAATAAACCCGCGTTAACTATGAGCACGTAGCTTATCGAATCTAACAACCTATCAACTAACAACTTATCAACTAACAACTTATCGAATCTAAATATTTAACTCTTGGAGGAACAAAAAATGTCAGACCAAATTACAGCAACTCAATTCGCGGATATAGATGCTATGTGGGTAGACGCACCGGAAAGCTCGACCGTTGCAGATGGGGAGTATGTCGTCCGTGTTGACGTGTGCAGGCCCGAAATGAGTAAGACGATGAAGAGGATGCTCCACTGGGAGTTTACCGTGCTGTCAGCGGGACCGTCTCAGGGTCGGGCGTTGCGAATGAACCACATATTAGAGAGTCCGCAAAACGCGGGTTGGTGCAAGAGTGATTTGCGCAGGGTCGGCGTTGACGTCGATAATCCCGCATTTCAGTTCGGAATGTTTATCACCGAAAGCACCGGCATTCTGATCAATCAGAATATCAAAGTGCGGGTGGCGAACAAGCTGAAAGACGGACAGAACAACACGAATGTGTATTTTCAGGGCAAGAATGACGTCAGGGGCAGCGCGTTGGCAAGTGCGGATGAAGTCAGCGCAGCTCAGTCGGGACAGGTTGCACCCCCTGCAACGGGTGGAGTAAATCCCGGTTTTGCCGGTGCACCTGCGGTGGCTGCGCAGGCTGGACCGACTAACCCGTGGGCTAAGTAAGCGGAGCGGAGCGACAAGCCCCCGGTTACTACAACGGGGGCAACACACAAGAACTCTAGGAGAATAGATAAATGACACTGATAAGTTGGATTGACGGAGACGGAAGAGAATCTCAGATTGACTTGCCTATCGTTCCGCGAGAGATTAAAGTGGATGGCAGGGTTGTGGATGTTGAGCAGCCCGAACTCAAACCCGTTGTGAGTTACGAGGAGTATCCTGTTGAAGATAGGTATTGCTCGAATTGCAAGTACGAACCGGTGCGTATTACTGAACAACCGTGTATTGACTGCGGACACGTTGACAGGTGTTTGTGGCAACCCGCGAACCCCAAGCCCATTGACACGGGGCTGGATGCGGAGGGTTTACCGGAAGATTGGACGTGGTTCGATGGCTTGAATGGGAAACAGTTTTGCGTTATTGGTCGCAATACTAGCACGATGAATGATTTACCAAGATGTATTATAGCCTATTATCCGATTGATAACGCAATAACCTACATAGGCACACGTAAAGGTTGTTGGGCTGATCTTCATTTCCTCGGTCGCTCCGCTCCCGGTTGCGACCTCGACGGGTTGCCGCTGGTGGGGAGTGTGTGGGATACACCCATACTCAAAAATATTGCTGTCGATTCAGTTACTGATAGTTTAGTTAGGTGGAAACTTCGCAATGCGGACAGCTTTAATTGCAACTCGCTTGATTGGTGGTTTGGCAGTAAAGAAGAACGCACTTTCATCCGCATGTCTCAACTCGACCCGCCGAAGACCGAACCGAAACTGTCAGAGACGGTGAAAGTGGGGACGGTGTTTAAGTGGAGCGCAATTGACTGCGCCAAAACTGTTGACTTTGTAGGTGACTATGATTTTACGTATCACTTCTCGGCTACAGACAACGAAGCACATATCGCTTGTGGTAGAGGCGTAAAAAGTCACCTCGACGGATCCGCAGTTATCCTCGTCTCCCACCCCGCCGACAAGCCCTTGCACGAGCGGGTGAGACTGGGGAGCAAAGTGCGGGATAAGCGGATTAACTACACTTCTGAAGTCACTGCGTTAATGAGCACTAACAACATTGTTGTGCTTGACGCTGGAATTAGCACAAGAATTGAAGTTAAGTTTGATAACTTCGACCGCTATTTCGATCTAGTCGAAGAGTAACTAAACAACCCCTTGCCGGGGCGCGAACAAAAATACAAACACGAGAGGCTCATATTGAGACCGTGGTTCGTATGAAAATATACCAAATATCAATTGCGCTCCGGCATATTAACCTAATGAGGAAGAACAATGACCAGTAGACTAATCAACCTGGCAATAAGCAAGCCCATAATATCGGAACAGCCTCGATACTGTGAGATATGCAACAACCCACTAATGAAACATCAGCAGTATACCTATTGTTTATCTTGTGCGAGTATCAAGCGTGCACGAAAGCAAGCTGCGCTTAATCCAAGAGTTATTCGACTGTGCGAGATATGCGGCAAAGAGCTAATACCGAAGCAAAAATGCGTATGTAGCGCGTTTTGCAGGGTCCAACTAGATCGGAAACGCAGGGGGCTTGAAGTTAAGCCAAAACCCGTTGTAGAGGAAGATCCGTTGTCTGAGAAAAACTCGGGTGGAGTGGAATCGAAACCATTCACACATTCGAGAATTGCGGGTGAGAAAGTTACCGGTATCGAATGGTTGCTTACCGATCCCGTGATAGCTCAAAAGCACGAGCATTTCGATATTGCACCGTTACAGGGGGAGCGTGTTAGATGAGTCACAGAATCGTAATTGACTCACGCGAGCAACGGCCCTATGCATTTGATACTCCTGCAATAACCCACGTGCTCCCGGCAGGAGACTACTCTCTGGAGGGGTTAGAATCACTTATCGCAATTGAGCGGAAAAGCTTGGATGATTGGATTGGAACAATTCTGAATAGTAGGGCGCGGTTTCACCGAGAAATACTGAAACTACGCGAATATGTCTACGCCGCCATTGTGATTGAAGCGAGCTTTACCGACATAACGGCTCACCGTTACAAGAGCGCGGTCAAGCCGGATGCTTTAATCGGAATTATCACGGATTTAATGATTCGCTGGGCTCCGGTGCAAATTGTAATGGCTGGGGATCGACCCCACGGGCGAATGGTAACAGAGAAGTTATTGAGATTCGCGGAGCGATATGTGGAGAGAGTTGAATCAGATATAAAGAGAATTGAGGAAGAAGATGCAAACAGTTGCACAAGAATTGGAACAGATGAACCCGCCGAACTTGGGAGCGTCCTCACCGTGGCAACCAGATAGACGGGATTATGAGAATGAGAAAATCCTAACCGGCAAAGTCAAGAAGATCATATACAGCAATCCAAGTTATACTGTGGGCGTTATTCACACCAGCAACG